AACAAAATTAGAAATATTGGTTAAACCTTCCCTTTTTACACATTATTAAGCTAAAATACTCTTAAATACATAAGGAGTATTTATTATGGCAATAACGGATAAACCGACTGCTTTACAAACTGATAAGGAAATTACTGCCTCGATGTTTGAAAGTTTTTTAACCCCTGAAGAGGATAAGGTTGAAGAAGCGGTCACAGAAACAGAAGAAGTAGTAGAAGAAGTCATTGAAGATGAATCTGAATTTGTTGATGAAGAAATTGATCAAGAAATTGCAGATGAGTTGGAAGATGACGATGAAGAAGAACTGGATGAAGAACACACCGATGTTGAAGAGGAAGCTCCGCAACTTCAAACATTTACTGTAAAGGTAGATGGCCAAGAGGTAGAAGTCACGCAAGAGGAACTCGTCAATGGATATTCTCGTCAGCAAGATTATACGCGTAAAACACAAGAACTCTCTCAACAGAGAAAAACTATTGAGCAGCAGCAATCAGAACTAGCGCAAAGAGATGCGATTTATTCGCAATTGTTACCGAAGATGGAGGCCCAGTTAAAGGGCGAATTGGCTAACGAACCAGATTGGAACACTTTGTATGAAGATGATCCTGTTGGCTATGTTCGCGAAAAACAGCTTTGGGATGAAAAGAAAGAGAAGTTGGGTGCAGTTAGTGCTGAACAACAAAGGCTTCAACAAGAAGCACAAGTTAAACAGCAAGCACAAATTCAACAAGTAGTTGAATATGGTCAACAGAAGCTTTTAGAAATTATCCCTGAATGGCAAAATCAAGAGATTGCGTCACAAGAAAAAGCAGCTATTAGCGAATATGCCGTGAATACTTTAGGTTATACACCTCAAGAAATTCAACAGGTTTATGATTATCGTGCATTGCTTGGTTTAAGAAACGCTTGGTTAAACTCTAAAACAGTTGAAGCCACGAAGAAGAAACCAACACAAAAAGCACCAGCAAGAGTGGCTAGACCTGGAACGACTAACCGACCTAAATCGGCAGCACCAGCGAAGAAAGCAAAACAAACATTAGCAAAAACTGGAAGAGTCCAGGATGCTGCTAAAGTTTTTGAACAATTTTTAAAATAATTTTATTTATACAGGAGTATAAGAATGGCTAAAGTAACTAACGCCTTTGACACATATTCGGCAACAGCTGACAGAGAAGATCTAAGTAATATCATTTACAACATCTCTCCAATGCAGACACCATTTATGTCATCAATTGGTAAACGAAATATTAAAAACGTAGTGTTTGATTGGCAGACAGAAGCGTTACCTACACCTAGTGCTGCTGGTCAGTTAGAAGGTTTTGAACTATCAAGATCTACTGCTACAGCTACAACTAGAGTAAGTAATGTTGCAATGATCTCAAAAAGAGATGCAACTGTAACTGGCTCACAAGACGCTTCAGACCCAGCTGGTAAGAGATCAGAAATGGCTCACCAACTAGCTATTATGTCTAAAGCTTTAAAAAGAGACATGGAAGAAGCTCTTTGTCAAAATGGTGCTAAAACAACTGGAGACGCTACAACAGCTAGGGTAACTGGTGGTTTTGAATCATGGATTACATCTAACGACTCAAGAGGTGCTGGTGGTGCTTCAACAGGTGGTGGTGCAGCTCCAACAGACGGAACTCTTAGAGACTTAAGCGAACAGCTACTAAAAGATACTCTACAACTTTGCTTTGAGAATGGCGGAGAGCCTTCAATGGCAATTTGTGGACCACATAACAAACAAGTTATTTCTGGTTTCACAGGTAGAACTCAAGCTAGACAAATGATTGATGCAAATACTGTAGAAGCTTCAGTATCTGTTTACTCTTCTGACTTTGGTGAACTAAAAATCGTTCCATCAAACAGATCAAGAGAAGAATCATTACTATTAGTAGATCCAGAGTTTGCTAAAGTATCTTACCTAAGAGACTTTAAAACTGTTGATATTGCTACAATAGGCGATGCTGAAACTAAGATGATTGTTGTTGAGTATGGGTTAGAAGTATCTAACGAAGCTGCTCACGGAATCGTTGCTGACTTAAACGTATCATAGTTTAGTCAATAAGCTTAAAGGGAAGTTTCGGCTTCCCTTTTTTTTGTGCTAAAATCTGTCTATGGCAAAGACTACATTAATAGATCACAAGAAAGGTTATAAGTCTGTATTCGCAACAGAAGATGATAAAGTTGTGTATCATACAAAACAGGATATACAGCCAACATTAGACTATGTAAAAACACTTTCTGAATATACGCCTGGTAAAGATTTACGCCATGTTGCAGAAATACCTATGGTAGTATATCAAAGAGCAGTCCGAGAAGGATGGGCGCAAGATTCTGCACAATGGAAGAAATGGCTAAACCATTCAGATAACAAACCATTTAGAACATGGAAAGGTAAAGTATGACATACGATGAATTAAAAACTAATATTGGAAACTTCTTAAACAGGTCTGATTTAACAGATCAGTTAGACTTCTTTATAGATGCAACTGAATCAGAGTTTAATAGAAGATTAAGAAACAAAGACATGGTAAAACGTGCAACTGCTACAGCAGATGGACAGTACATGAGCTTACCAACTGATTGGTTGGAAGCAATCAATGTAGAAATAACATCAAATGACTTCAGACCATTATTCCAACAATCTTTAGAGTCACTAGATGTATACAGAAAGGCTAATAATAATGTTACTGGTCAACCTATTTACTATGCGATTGTAGATAACTCATTAGAGTTAGCACCTACCCCTGACTCAAGTTATACGCTACAATTAACATACTATGGCACTATAGATGCACTAAGCAGTTCTAATACAACGAACTTTATATCCACAGGATATCCAGATGCTTACTTGTATGGTGCTTTAAAACACGCTTCTATCTATCTAATGGAAGATGAAAGAGTGCCGTTATTTACAGCACAATTTGAGAAAGCATTAGAAGAGATGAGAATGGAACAAGAGAAAGCAGAGTTTGGCAAAGGATCTCTAATGCAAAGAAGAAGAACTTATGGCAAGTCTGGTAAAAACATTTATTATTGGAATAATAATTAGGAGACAATATGGCTGGATTTAGTGATTACTTAGAAGATAAAGTATTAGACCATGTATTTGGTGGTAATGCTTATACTGCACCAGGAACATTATATGTTGCTTTATATACTGTAGCACCAACAGACACAGGTGGTGGTACTGAAGTAACTGGCGGTTCATACGCAAGACAATCAGGAGCATTTACTGTTTCTGGAACAAACCCAACACAAGCTACTAATTCAGCTGCAATAGAATATCCAACAGCTACAGCTGATTATGGAACTGTAGTTGCAGTTGGTATTTTAGACGCTTCATCAAGCGGCAATCTAATGGCTTATGCAGATTTAACAACATCTAAGACTGTAAGCACAGGTGATGTATTTAGATTTGATGCTGGCGATTTAGATATAACATTAGCTTAACAACATGGCCTCAATAGGCTACGGATATGGTGGATATGGGAAGTCCCATTATGGTACTCCCGTTTTTCAATTTGGCGATGCCACCATACAATCAACATCAGGATTTTCTGCTGAATCATCTGTAAAAAGATTTGCTTCAGCAACTATTGCCTCAACATCAGATGTCACAGCAGTTGGCATTATTATCAAACTTGGTGCTTCTACACTAGCACAAACATCTAACTTTACTGGTAATGGAGAGGTAGTTAAATTTGCTGCTTCTACCATAAGCGCTGTATCTGGTTTTGATGCAATCGGTAGACAAATAGATCGTGGACAAGCAGTCATAAGTGCTGTATCTAGTGCGACAGCTACGGGCAGACAAATAGACAGAGGTGTTGCAGTCATATCAGCAACATCTGGATTTACTGCTGTAGGAACACAAATAGACTTAGGTTCTGCAACAATAGTTGCTACATCTAGCGTAAGCGCAGTACCAACTAAATTAATACCAGGCGCAGCTACATTATCAGCAACATCTGGTATGACAGCCACAGGTCATCAAATAGATCGTGGTATAGTCTTTGGTCCAGCAGTATCAGACATGACTGCTACTGGTAGGTTTACTATAAGTGCTGTAGCTACATTACAAGCTGTAAGTGGCTTTGATGCAGTAGGACATCAGATAGATAGAGCATCATCTACAATTGAACAATTAAGTGGATTTAATGCTATCGGTAGTCTAAAATGGGAAGATATAATTGTTCCTGATGAAACATGGACAGAACAAGATATAGTAGCAGATACCTGGACAAACCAAGCGAACCCAGATACATCATGGACAGATTTACAAACAAGTACAACATGGGAAGATCAATCTAATCCATCTACTACTTGGAATGAATTAGGCGAACAAGACGCAGCTTAAAGGATAAAATTTTATGGCAGATACATTTACAACGAATTTAAACTTAACTAAACCAGAAGTAGG